CAAAGATAAATATGCAGTATCTGGTTCAGATATGGCACAAATCGGATGGGTAGAAGTTACTACTGAAAATGGAGCTACTGGATACTTATGGTACATTAAGTCAGAGCACGAAACTCGTTTGCGTTTTGATGATTACTTAGAGATGAGTATGATTGAAGCGGTACCTGCTGAGACTGGTTCTGGAGCTGCTGCTCAAAGTGTTTATGGAAACAAAGGTTCTGAAGGTTTATTCTATTCTATCAATGATAGAGGAAATGTTTGGGGTGGTGGAAATCCAACTGCTTTAGTTGATTTTGATGCTATTATCCAAAGACTTGACAAACAAGGAGCTATCGAAGAAAATGTATTGTTCTTGAACCGTCAATTCTCTTTTGATGTTGATGATATGTTGGGAGCACAATCTTCTAATGCTGCTGGTGGAGTTTCTTACGGTTTGTTTGACAACGATAGAGAGATGTCATTGAATTTAGGATTTACAGGTTTCCGTAGAGGTTATGATTTCTACAAAACTGACTGGAAATACTTAAACGATGCTACACTAAGAGGTGGTATTGTAGGTGGATCTGTTAATGGAGTATTAGTACCAGCTGGTTCTACTACAGTTTACGACCAAGTTCTTGGTAAAAACGCTAAACGTCCATTCTTACACGTACGTTACAGAGCTTCTGAAACTGAAGACAGACGTTACAAAACTTGGATCACTGGTTCTGCTGGTGGAGCTTCTACTTCTAGCTTAGATGCTATGGAAGTTCACTTCTTATCTGAAAGAGCTTTATGTACTTTAGGTGCAAATAACTTCTTCATCTTTGAAGCATAATTAATACCTTAACAGGGGAGTAAAATCCCCTGTTATTTTTTTTAAACAATTTAAATCTTATAAAATGAAAAATGAATTAACGGATAAAGTATATATCCTAAAGAAAAAGAGTACGCCACTTACCTATATGTTGGCATCAAGAAATACCCACAGAGCTGCTCTATTGCACTTTGATGGAACTTCACAGAGAGCATTAAGATATGCAAGAAACCAAAAGAGCCCATTTGAGGATGAGCAGGATGGAAATGCTATCTTAGAGCCTATTATCTTTGTAGACGGAGCACTAAGTGTTCCTAAAAATAATCCAGTTTTACAAAAATTCTTAGAAATTCATCCAGCTAATGGATCAATATTCGAAGAGGTTAACACAGAGAAGGATGCAAATTCTGATGTAGAGCAGTTATCTGCTGAATTAGATGCGCAAATCGCAGCAAGAGATTTAAGTTTAGACTTACTTGAGGCTGTAGCTCGTGTATTACTTGGATCTAAAATTGAGAAGATGTCTACTGCTGAATTAAAGCGAGATGTTTTTGTATATGCTAGAAGAAATCCAATGCAGTTCTTAGAGATGTTGAACGATCCAATGCTTCAACTTCAGAATACTTGTGCTAAATTCTTTGAGTACGATATATTAAGACTGAAAAATAAAGGTAGAGATATTTATTATAACTTACCTTCCAATAAAAAGAAAGTTCTTACCGTACCATTCGGAGAAAATCATATTTACATATTAGCGTCTTATCTTCAGACAGATGAGGGACTAGAGGTCTTACGACTACTAGAGAATCACGTTAAATAAATTAATAAGCACCCTAAAAAATAGGGTGCTTTTTTTTAGTATCTTTGTAAAAAGTTTTATAAATGATAAATTCGGTTAGAAACACTGTATTGTCTGTGATTAATAAGAATAACTTTGGGTATATCACACCTGATGATTTTAACTTATATGCAAAACAGGCTCAGTTAGATATATTTGAGAACTACTTTTACCAGTATAATAATTGGGTAGTTAAGCAGAATGCTAGAATGTCTGGAAGTGGATATTCTGATTTAGTAAAATCATTAGAGGAAACTATTGATATTTTTTCAACAACGGCTACATTGGCCTATGATATACCTTCTGGTACGTTTGATATACCTACTGATTATTACTACTTAAATTCTATTAGATATAATAATACAAAGGAGATAGATAGAGTTACTCAAGATAAGTTGATGTATTTGTTATCATCAAATCTTACAAGTCCGTCTACTATGTTTCCTGTATACTCTATGGAAGGATCGTCATTGACGATATACCCAAGTACTATTGATTCATTAGTAAATGCTCAGTATGTTAGAATGCCAAAGGATCCTAAGTGGACTTATACGCTTATTGTAGGAGGAACACCTCTATTTGATCAATCTTCTTTAGATTATCAAGACTTTGAGATACCATACTCTGATGAACCATTACTTGTAGCTAAAATACTACAATACGCTGGTGTATCTATTAGAGAGGCTGATGTATATAACTTTGCTACTTCAGAAGAAACCGCTAACAAACAAACAGAGGGATAATATGGCTTACTTAAACGGTTATCAATACTATGAAAATTCTGGTAATAATCCTGAGAATGAAAACTGGGGTTCTTACCAATACATATCACTATCTGATTTAGTAAACAACTTCATGTTGATGTATGTTGGAAATGATAAATTAATAAACAATGTTAGTAAATATAATATCTTATTCCATGCTAAGCGTGGTATTCAAGAGATAAATTATGACGCATTAAAGGAGATAAAGATTCTTGAGATAAGTATTTGTGATGATTTAAAATTTGTCCTTCCAAACAATTATGTTAACTATGTTAGAATGTCTTTATACAAGAATGGAATACTTAGACCTCTTTCTGAAAATATACAGGCGAATTATAGTAATAGTTATTTACAAGATAATAACTGTAGAGTATTATTTGACCAGGATGGTGATGTTTTAGAGGGAACGTCTATATTAGACTATGATAGAATCAATGACCAAGTAAGAACAATCTATCTAGGAGAAGGTAAATTCTCTGGTAGAGAGGGATATAATATTGATGGAAGATGGTACTTTGACTATAATGTTGGATCTCGTTTCGGTTTAAATACAGAGACAGCAAATTCAAATCCTACATACAGAATTGACAAGCAATCAGGGGTAATTAATTTTAGTTCTGGAATGGCTGGTGAGCTATGTATTTTAGAGTATATCTCTGACGGAATGGAAGGTGGAGATGATTCTGAGGTTCAGGTAAACAAACTTGCTGAAGAGTTTATGTACGCATATATGAAGTATGCAGTATTAAATAACAAAACAGGAGTTCAAGAATATGTCGTACAACGTGCTAAGAAGGATAAAACAGCCCTTTTAAGGAATGCAAAAATAAGATTGAGCAATATGCATCCTGGAAGATTATTGATGAATCTGAGAGGTAAAGACAAATGGATAAAATAATATGGAAAACGTTGAGGTAAACTTCTTAGCTGGAAAAATGAATAAAGATTTTGACGAGAGGATTGTTCCTCCTGGTCAATATATTGACGCATTAAACATTAGAATTGGATCAAGCGAAGGAAATAGTGTTGGAGCCTTAGAGAATTCAAAGGGAAATACCAAACTTACAAGTATTTTATATCAAGGAGCTCCTATTAGCGAAAACGCTAAGTGCATTGGTTCTTATGAGGATGGATCTAATGAAACCCTATATTGGTTTGTATGTGATCCTGGCAATGTAGATATTATTTTATCTTATAACACTAACAATAACGTAATAGTATATCATATAGTATCTACATCTGTTTTAAATTTTAGCACAGATTACCTTATAAATGGTATAAATAAGATTGATGACTTATTATTTTGGACCGATAATTTAAATCCTCCAAGAAAAATAAATGTAACAAGAAGCTATCCACAGCCTATATTATCTGTTGACGAAATAACTGAAGATGATATCTCTGTTATTGTTGCGCCTCCATTAGAGGCTCCTTCGCTACAGCTTTATAATCAAGCTGGAGAGGAGAACTATATGAATGAAAGATTTATATCATTTGCCTATAGATACAAGTATAAGGATAATGAGTATAGTGCATTATCACAATTTAGTGATATAGCATTTGAACCTGGTAACTTTGAGTTGGATTATTCTACATATACTAATCAGTCTATGCAGAATATATTTAATACTGTTGATATTTCATTTTATACTGGAGATTATAATGTAATTGGAATTGATTTATGTTTTAAACTGTCTGATTCAAATATTATAAATGTAATTGAAAGATATGATAAGTCTGAACAGGGTTGGTTAGATGATGTAATTCAAAGTATTGAATTTAACAATAGAAAAATATATACTACACTTACTGAGAGTGAGTTACTTAGGTTATACGATAACGTTCCAAGAACGGCAAAGTCTCAAACCGTAATGGGTAATAGACTTATATACGGAAACTATATTGATGGATATAATATTGATACTGAATTAGATTATGATTTAAATGTAGTTAGTGAGGATATAGGATATGTAGAACTACCTTATGAGATAACAAATGGTATTAACTATACAATTGATCCAGATAATACTATTACCTCTGAAAATTCAAGTGTTTCAGTAGATTTAACTGGAATTGAGTTAACTGAGGGTTCATTATTTTCAATGGAATTTAATTTGCAACACGAAACGTTTTCTGGATATGCAGATTATGATAATCCACCTACTGAACCCGCTCCTAGAAATGAGTTTCAAAATGATTTTATATTTACATTAAGAAGAAATTACACAAGTGTATATGACCTTGCTACAAGTGACGAGTTTGTAGATGCAATATACACACATGAAACATATGCTAATAGTTGTAATGAATTTTCTATTACTGATCAATTTAATTGTTCTATAGTTGCAAAAGGAGCATATCCTCCATTTGGTGCATGGCAAGATATTGATAGTGGAATTACTGGTATAAACGGTGGTTTTACTATAACATCTTCTGTTGGATCCAATATAATACAAATTCAAGTGCCAGCAGTTAAATTTAGGGTTGAAGATCCAGATAATGTTGGTACATATTTTTATGCTTATGAATATTTTAATAATTCATCTTTTTCTCCTGCTTTTTCAAAAATAGGATCTAGAAGAAGTCTTCATAGCAATAGAGATTACGAGGTTGGAATTGTATATATGGATGAATATTTAAGAAGCTCTACTGCACTTGTATCTAAATTAAATACTGTATTTATTCCAGCATCAGCATCAGAAAAAAAGAATTATATTGTAGCTACTATAAATAATTTAGCTCCTTTATGGGCTAAAAGATATAAGTTTGTAGTAAAACCTTCTAAGGCACTATATCAGATAGTATATTCAAATCAATTTTATGTTGAAGATACTGGTTTAACTTGGTTTAAATTAGAAGGAGATAATAGAAGTAAGGTTCAAGAAAACTCTACTCTTATAGTAAAGTCTGACACAAACGGAGTGCTAGATAGTTTGGTAAAAACAAAGGTGCTAGAGCTTAAGTCTCAACCTAATGAGTTTATTACTGGAAACGTAAATGAAGCTGGTATTGAAATAATAGAACCCGCTGGATTATATATGGCTCTGAAGGTATCTAACTTTGCTGCTGAATACAAACCTAATAGCTATGTTGATTTCGGCTTAAAACAAACTGGTAAAACAACGTTATATCCGTGTAGTATTGATAATCCAGCATATATATCTGTAGCTGAAACTCCTTTAATAACTCCATATATTCCTTATGACATACCTGCTGGAAGTAGGATTCATATATTTATTGATTTAAAAAGAAACGGAAGAGGTGATCGATGTGGTTCTAGTAACTATATATTTGATAAAACATTTACATCTTCTCAATATTATAGTAATTTATATACTTTTATTCAAGGAGACCATATAGATTTTGGATCTGGAACATATACTGGAGGTGAAGAACCTAATGAAAACGATCAAAATCCTGCATTAGAAACTTTTAATCCTACTTGTACAAATAACAATTGTCATCTTCCATTTATTCAAAATCATAATCAATATGAATTTCAAGAAAATGCTACTACTGGTGAATTATGGCTAGTAGTTACTACTGGTACACCCGATTGCGGAGGTGTAAGCCCTAAGTACTCAAGAACAACTATACAGATTCAGGTTCAAAGAGCTACATCTTTAATGGTGTTTGAAACTGAGGCTCAAGATTCTGACGGAGAAATATACTACGAAGGAAGTGATAATTTTACTATTATTGATGGATTACATACTGGAAATGTTTCTAATCAAACATCTACAGCTCCAGCGGTAGTTGACTTAAACTTCTTTAATTGCTTTTCTTTTGGAAATGGCGTTGAGAGCTATAAGATAAATGATTCTCTTGTGGGTGCTCCATTCTATTTAGGAAGTAGGGTTACAGCTGTGTCTCAGGAAGAATTTAAAGAAGCTGATAGATATGCTGGACTTACATACAGTGGTGTATATAATTCTGAAACAAATTTAAATAAACTAAATGAATTCAACCTTGCTCTTTCTAATTGGAAGGATTGTGAAAAATCATTTGGATCAATAAATAAATTATTTGCTCGTAAGACTGATTTACTTGTACTTCAAGAGGATAAAATATCTTATGTACTAGCTGGTAAGAACTTACTTTCTGATGCTGCTGCTGGAGGTGCTATTGCTTCTATTCCTGAAGTTCTTGGAACTCAGATGGCTAGAGTTGAGGACTATGGTATTAGTAATAATCCTGAGAGTTTTGCATCTCGTGGAAGCGAAACATTTTTTACTGACTCTAAACGTAATGCTGTATTGAATTTAAAAGGAGGTTCTGGAAATGCTACCGCTACTTATGCTGGAGAACAGTTAGAGGTTATATCTAGTTTTGGGCTAAAGAACTGGTTTAGAGATGAATTTAAGAATACATTCAATAACCAAAAGATTGGTGGATTTGATCCATATATGAACGAGTATGTTATATCAACTAATAACCAATTAAATCCTATTACTCCAGATATTTATGAATGTAATACTACTATATCTAGGCAATCAGTATTTGATACTTATACTTATGATGTAGAAGTTGGCACCTCTTTAGGAGATGTGAATATTGATTACGACTTTCCAGTTGGCTCTGCAAATATTACAGTAATTTATAATTCTGTAGAAATAATAAATGAAGAAATTACAGAAACTGGATCTATTAATTTTTATAAAGATTTAATAAATACAAATAGAATAACAATTATAATAGAGTGTCTTGAGGAATCATCATACATATTAACAACTAACTGTCCTTTTATAGAGGACCTTACATTGGTTAGAATAGTGTATAATTCTCCAGCTTCAGAAGGTCAGACCATTCATAATAATTTCAATTGGTCTTTAGATGGAGTTAGTAGTGTATATAATGTAGATTATGTTTTTCTTGAAGCTGATGGAGTGTCTCTTTATGATTTAATGACTGGCCAGCCATCTGTTGGAGTTATTCCAGTTAATGGAAGTACTGTTAAAATTCAGTCAGATAAATTTATTACAGATAATTTTATATTTAATACAGAGAAAAATAACTTTAAATATTTAGCGTCTAATACGTTATATTCAGATAAAGATACATTATATCCTTTATTGAATACAGCTACTCCTATATTAAACCCTTCTACTGGAATATATGAATCTTCATTTATATATGATAACACGCTAGGGAATAAATATCTATATCTAGTATGGGATTATACTGATTCTTTTGAGTTTGATTTATGCTACGATTTAAATAGTAGTTTACTAGCTTGCGATTGTAACGAATGTATAGATTGCATATCTGGAGATCCAATACTAATTGCAGATTACGAATGGACAAATTGCAATTTAGATGTAACAACATATAGTAATGGAGATCCAATACCTGAAGTAACTGACCCAACTGTTTGGGAGTCATTAACAACAGGGGCTTGGTGTTATTATGACAATGACCCAGCTAATGGCCCGACATATGGTAAATTATATAATTGGTATGCTGTAAATGATCCAAGAGGATTAGCACCAATAGGTTACCATGTACCAACAGATGCAGAATGGACTGTTCTTACAGACTATTTAGGTGGAGCAACTGTTGCGGGTGGTAAAATGAAAGAAGCGGGATTATGTCATTGGTTAACACCAAATGTAGATGCTACAAATGAGAGTCTAATTACAGCTCTTCCTGGAGGTTTTCGCTACTTAAATGGCACATTCTACAACATTGGCATATACGGTTTCTGGTGGAGTTCTTCACAGGATATTTCTACACTCCCTTGGTTCCGAGGCCTTAATTATAATACTGGAGGTGTTTTCATAAACTACGGCGATAAAACATATGGTTATTCAGTAAGATTAATAAAAGATTAATAAATATGGCATATTACATAGATACAAATGATTTTACTACAGCAATAGCTGTGTGGACAAATTCTATTCTAACGACAAAGGCTCCAGATGGATACTATTCATTTGGAGGAAACTATAGACAACAAATTGATGGATTTTTAACAGACCTAATATCTTGTTCTAATATAGACACTGTATCTATAACTGCAATTGAAGAAACTACTGCTACCTTTAACGGTAATCTTATAAGTAATGGTGGAGATATAAGCGCTACTAGAGGTTTTGTTTATGGAACATCACCAAATCCTACTACAGCAAATAATGTGTTAACGGATACATCTGTAGGTCAAGGATTATATTCGCTGAATGCGACTGGTCTAACTTCTGAAACTGTATATTACGTTAAAGCATATGCTATAGTGTTTGGAAGTACTATATATGGAGACGAATTAAACTTCGAAACTCAAGCTGTACCATTATTAAAAGAATTTTTAATATCAAATCTTTCAGATCCAACTGATGCCTGTGGTCTTCTTCTTCCAAATACAGTATATCTTAGTAATACCAATACTGTTGGAGTAGATACTACAGCAACAAATACCTCAATAGTTTATACAGATCTAGCAGGTACAATAACATTTATTGGTGATGGTAACTATTATGCTCTTTTTTGTAATGATCTATCTAATACAGTAACAACAAATCAAATAATTACTTCAGTAGGTACAATAACTGGCTTAATTGGAATATGTCCTCCTTAATAAAATAACAAATGGAAAATACACTAGCATACAGTAACGATAGTCAAGGTTGGACCTCATTCTTCTCTTATATACCAGAGAATATGATTGGTATGAACTCTTATTTTTATTCGTTTAAAGGAGGAAACTTATATCGTCATAATACTAATGAGCGTAGAAATAATTTCTACGGAAACGATTATACATCCAAGATAACGACTGTATTTAATGCAGATCAAGGATCTGTTAAGAACTTTAATACCATATCATTAAATAGTGAAGATACCTGGGACTGTAGTATATTAACTGACCTATCTACTGGTTCTATTGACCATTCGTATTTTGAATTAAAGGAGGGTGATTATTTTGCGTATATAAGAAGTAATGAAGGTACTCAAGATTTAAATTTACGGTCAACTCAGGGTATAGGCGTTCCAATATCTGTAAATAGTACCATTCCAGCTGCTGTGGTAGTTACATTTAACTACAGTTTAGGCAGTATAATAACTATTGGATCTGATGCTTATAAAAATAACGCAGGAGTTCCATTAAAATTAGGTAAGATAGTAAATAAAGGAGATAAAACAATAACAATAAACACAACTAGTGGTGGAAGTATACCTTTAGTTTCTGACTTTATATTTTATTTCCAAAATGCAGTTGCTGAATCTTATGGTGTCCGTGGATACTATATGCAGATTGAACTAGAGAACAATAATACATCAAGGGTGGAGATGTTTTCTATAGGAAGTAGCATATTCAAAAGTTTGCCTTAAATTTAGTATCTTTGTACGATGCACGAGTGTAGGTTAGAAAATAGAGATACTTATTACGAAACACTAGTAAAATGGTGGGTAAGATGGGATTTTCCAGTACTTGAAAAGACATCGTTACCACAGAGAATATTCGTGGTTAGTGCAGAAGGAATTGATTTGTATGCGGCTCCAGTTTATGTTAGTGATTCGGCCTGGTGCTGGATTGGTTTTATAACTGGCAATAAAGATACAGAGAAGAAGTATAGAAAGAGTGCTCTTAATTTTTTGCTTTATAATACAGAGCAGTACATGAAGAGCATAGGATATGACCTTATTATGACAGTAAGTGGCAATCCAATTTTAAAGAAACTATTTGAAGATGCAAATTACATATCATCTTCTAAAAACATTGTTGAATATATAAAAAAGATATAATATGGGAGCAGTACCAGCAGTAGCAGGGGGCACACCTGCAGCAGGAGGACTAGCAGGAGCAGCATCAGCGGCAACACCTTGGGTAAGTATGGGATTAGGAGCTGTAAATATAGCTACTGATTTAGTACAGGCAAGTAAACAAAAAGATATACAGAAGTCTGCAGAAAGAGCAGCTGAAGATGCTGCTAGAAAGCAAGAACAGTTATTAAGCCAAGACTTCTTTAAGGGGTTACAAATGCCTATGGAGGCCTATGGAAGAGCTGCTAGAGAGACTACCGCTCAGGTAGGTCAATTGGTTGGAGCATTGCAGGAGGGAGATCCTAGGTTCTTACCTGGAGGAGTTGGTAAGGTTGCTGCTGCTGGTATTGCAGGAGAGGCTGAGACTAGAGATGCTATGGCTGAAGATTTATATAAAAGAGAATTTGCTCAAGCACAGTCTGCTACAAATGTAAATACAGGTTTAGCAGGATTAGAAGGTCAAAGACTAGCTGGCGCACAAAAGACTGCTGCTGAAGCAAGAGCTGCTGAATTAGGACTACAACAAGGAGCTGCTCAGGCAGGCGCTGGTATATTAAATACTGGACTTGGAATGATACCTTCGTTTGGAGCTGCTAAAGAAGCTCCTCAAACTCCAGCTCAACAAGCTCAAACAGCTGCTTACTATAAGCAAAATGTACCAGCGATGAGTACTGGTTTTGGACAGCCTACAAGTCAACCAGTCTCTACTAATGCGTTTGGACCGCAACCTAATCCATATCAAACTCCAGACTGGATGAGCTCATTATCATTTTTAAATAAAGGACAATAGTATGCCAGAATATAGAGGAATAGTTAACCCAGCAGAAGTAAAGGCAACCCCAGTATTTGATTGGGGCACTGTTATACAGGGTGTTCAGAAATCATTAACAGATAGCGAAGCTGCTAGACAGGCTAATAGAGATAAACTAGAAAAAGACACCAATGACACTCTTACTTCTATAAGTAAGGTAACTCTTGGTAAGGATGAGGCTTTAAATACTAAACTTACTGACGCTGCTTATAATTTTAAAGGAGCTGTTGGGGATTATGCCAAACTAGTTCGAGAAGGTAAGGCTTCTCAGAAAGATTTCAATATGTTCAACCAGAACGCAATGGATACCTTCACTCAGATTGATGCTGTAGGTAAAAATGCTAAGGTGGCATACGATACATATATTGCAGAAAGCAAGGCTGGTAATTTATCTGCTGCCTCTGACTATATGGCACAAACATTAGGACTTGCCGCTTCTTTAAAGGATAAGAATATTATACTAGACCCTAAGAGTGGTAGAGGGTTTATTGCTGGTAAAGATCCAAACGATGTTATCGAAGTGAACTGGCTTAATAACGAAAGAAATTTACTCATACCAAAGGTACAACTTGATAAGGAGCTTGATGCTCAGGCAGATAAGATAGCTGAATTTACAAGAGTTGGAAAAGTTGGGGCTGGTGGTATTTGGACAATAGACGATGCTACTGCTCGTAAAGATTTTGATTTATTTGAGAACAATGTGGCTAATGGTCTTACAAGTAATCCATTAAGTGCATTATCTGTATTAACTGATTATGGAGATATAAAAGGACAGAGATATACTCCTACAATAAATGCAGAAGAAGCTAAGAAAGATCCTTCTAAGATATTTGTACAATTAAATGCGTCTGGAAATCCAGAGCCTGTATTAACTAAAGAACAAGATGCGGCAGCTAAAGAAACTGCAAAAAGATATTTAAGAGAGAGAGTAAAATACGAACAAAAACAGGTTGAAAATACTTGGAGAGGATGGGCTCCAGATAGAACTCCAGACAAACCTGCTCCAGTAGTACCTACTACTCAGGATATAAGATATACCACGTCAACTGAGGTTGGTGGTAAAAAGACATCTAGGTCTGGATTTACAATGGATGTACCAGTAATAGATAAATCTACTGGTGCTGCTCAAAATCTTAAGGCTATTTATATTGACCCTATAACTAATGAGTTACAGATGAAGATAGAAGAAAAGAATGTAGTTGATGGTATTACAACTGTAGCTGATGTCACATATTCTAGCAAGAAAAAGGGTGATGTAGCTCCAGATATCTCAAAGATATCAAATATAGCTACTCAAATATACGATCCAAAAAGAAGAAGATATCTAAGTGGATATAAAGAACTTTATGATTATCTTAAGCCTCAAGCACTGGCTAATTGGAAGGCTATACAAAAGGGTGGTGGAGCACAAACGACAGCAAGTGGAATTAAATATACAGTAGAATAATTATGCCTAAAAAAGTAAAAGCAAACGGGAAAACATTTACATTTGAAGACGATGTAACTAATGAACAAATTGGTATAGCAATAGACGAATACTTTGCTGGGGTAAAAAAAAAAGTAGCTACTCAGCCTACTGCTCAAAAAAAGCAGTTGGTTTCTCCTACACAAACTCAACCTACTCCTACTTTATCGGATACAGAAGAAACTCAACCTCCTGTGGAATCGGATGGTTTAGGTGGACCACCTAAAATGAAAACATTTACTGGATTTACACCTGAAGAACAACAAACTCTTCAGGCTAAACCTGTTCCTAAAATATCAAAATCTGCTGCTAGTAAGAAACTTATACTCCAAAGAGAATTAGCTACTACAAAAGTTACTCCAGAAAATCAAGAGGAAATATTAAGAAAAACTGAAGAACTTGTAAATTTAAATAAAGAGCAAGAAAAACTTAGCGATGCTAGATTATCTGAAATAGAGCAACAATTTAAAGCTGCTAAAGATGAGGGGGCTGCTGATATTGAGGCTGATAAAAGATTAAATGACGCTCTTACTAATACTGGTATTTGGAATAACGTAAAGGCTGCTTCAATAGATATGTATAATGCTGTATTAGACCAACCTGCATTAAGAGCTATAGGTGCTGATAAATTAAAGGCTGATGTTGATGTACTATCTGATGAAAAGAAGGAAGTTTTAAAGGATGCCGCTAAAAATAAAATAGAATTAACTGATGCTGAAGTAGAAGAACGAGCAAAGCAACTTTATAAAAATAAACAAAAAGATTATATAGAGACGGATAATTTAAATTCTTTTTTAGATAATCTTGATGAAAGTGATAAAAATTTATTAAAACAAAACAGAAAGAATTTAGCTGAAAATTTACAAGAAATTAATATAAAAGAAGAAAAAGTAATAAATGCTTACGAAGTTGTTGGTAATAAAAAAATAAATGAATATAAAGCTATAGAGCAAGAGCTTTTTAAGTATAAAAATAATAATCAACCACTTCCAAAAGAATTATATGACTCATACGTTTCGTTAGGTAATGAAATAGTTGGAATTGGGAATAGTATACAAAAAAGACAATCTATAATTGATAAAAACAGAGAAGATCTAGGTACTGTAAAACAAGAATTTGATTTACTAAAAAGAAGATATGGAGATGTGGATAATGCAGTTACCAATATTGGATTAGGTGGTACTAAAATATTAAACGGTATACTTGGATTTACTAATTACGCTGCTAAATTTGCAGGTGGTGCTCAAGGTCAAATATATTCATTAGCTGGTCAACAAGTTACAGATAAAATAAATGACTATATATCTGATGAGGAAAGTCAATTAAGAAAGTCTGTTGAAAGTATCGAGAGTCCTGAAGGACTTATAAATTATGCTTCTGATATTTTGTCTAAACAAATACCAAATCTAGTAGCTACTTCTACTGGTATAGGTGGATTAGGAGTTATAGGAGTATCTTCTACTGGTGAAAAATATACAGAAATGACAAGAGAAGTTCTTGAAGGTAAGGCTACCTATTCTCCATTACAGATGGCAGTGGCCCCAGCCCTTTGGGGATCTGCTGAGGTAATATCTGAAATACCAACGCTATCTATATTAAAAAAAGGAGGAAGAGTTTTTGACGCTATTGTAAAAAATGAAGGTGATTTAATAAAAAAATCTGTTAAAGAAAAAGCTAAGGAATGGGCTAAGGATTGGTCTGTGGATATGGGTAAAGAAGTAACTGGAGAGGAGTTTACTAATTTCACACAGAACTTTACTAATAAATATATATTAGGTAAAAAAGATGTTGGTTTATTAGATAATGCTGGAACAGTTCTTAAGGATACATTTACACTTACAAACATATTAAAAGCAGCTCCACATATTGCTGGAGCAGTACTTAAGTCACACCAAAATAACAGTGATTTAAACATTTTAGATGAGAACTCAAAAAAAATTATTGATTTTTCTAAACAATTAGAGAATGAATTATTAAATGACACTGAAAGAGCTGTAATTAATAAACAAATAGATAAAGCTACGGCTCAGAACTCTAAAATAATAGCTAATACAATTGAGAAGGTAAATAATATGCCTGACGATGTATATAGAAAAATTATTGATTTAAATAACAATATTGCTGATATTAAGATAGAAGCAGTTTCTATAAATGACGGTAATCTACCAAATAAGGCAGAATTAATTAAGTCTTTAGAGTCAGACTATAGAACTGCTCAGACAGAAAGAAATGCTTTAATAGATGCTAAATATGAGGTGGTTGCTGAAGAGGTAGTTACTCCTACTGAAGTAGTTGCTGAAGAAGAAGTTGAACCAGCTCCTAGCTTAGCTAAGGAATATATTCAAAGCATTGAAAAATCTAAATCAGAAGCTCCAGAGAAATTCTGGTCAGTTGATAGACCATTTCAAAAAGAAGACGGTACTATTGATGAGGTTCAATTAGATAAGGCTGCTGAAGAAGGTAGAATTATAAAAACAGAATCTGGGTTTGGAGTTGTAGGAGAAGATGGTGATATTAAAGGAGTGTTTAAAGCCGATTTAAAATCTACTGAAAAAACTGGAGATAAGGTAATACAAGAAGCTGTTAAAAAAGGAGGAATAAAGTTAGATAACTTTGCTCTTCCAAACTTAATGAAAATATACGAGCGTAATGGTTTTAGAGAAGTTTCTAGACTTCCATTTAATGAAGAATATGCTCCAGAAGGATGGACTCCAGAACAGGGAACTCCAGATGTAGTAGCTATGGTTTATGATCCAAATGGAGAATTAAACATAGAAAAAAAATCATTTACAGATTATGACGAAGCTATGAGTTATCGTGATAGTTATGTAAAAGAAAAGCCTGCTGTAAAAACTAAACTTGAAGCGTTCAAGGCTAAATATATTAATAAACCAGTATACGATAGAATTAAGTTAGATACTCAGGTTGAGAATGCTAAGAAGTCATTATCTAAACTTCTTCCTAACGTTAAGTTTGTGGTTCACGATACCAAAGAATCATTTATAGGAGTATCTGGTAAGAACGCAAGAGGATATTATGATCCATTAACTAAAACTATACATATAAATTCCTTAGAAGCTAACGCTAGAACTGTTGCTCACGAGGTATTCCACTCTGTACTACTAGACAAGGTTAAGACTGATGCAAATGCAAGAGACTTAACCAAGAAAATGATTAGTGCTATTGCTAAAACTCTTGAAGGTAATCCAGATCTTAAGAAGACTCTTGATGATTTCGTTAAAAATTATGACGAGAATATTCAGAATGAAGAAAAACTTTCTGAGCTTTTCGGATATCTTGCTGATGGTTACGAAGGATTTGATGCTCCAACTAAGTCTGTAATTAAGAGAGCTATGGACCGTCTTGCTAAGATGTTTGGTTTAAAACCATTCACAGAAGGTGAGATTGTAGATATGCTTAAAACATTATCTGGTAAGGTTGCAACTGGCGAAGAGATTGTTTCTAATGATATTAAAGCTATTTCAGAAGGCGCTTCATCTTATATATCTGAGCCAACAAATATAGAAAGATTCCAAAAAACTAATGAAGAAAATGTAGTTGTTGGTGATCATAAATTATCTTTTGTAAAAGAATCTGATTTAATAGATATTGACGCTTTAATGAAAGATATAACAGCTAAAAAACAAAAGGTTTGGTTTTGGGTTGCTGATCAATTAGGAAGAGGAAATTATTTTGATAGTAAAATAGACGGAGAGCATTACTTAGATGCTGGTCCTTCATTTGCATTAGATCCTAATAATAGAGATAAAAATGTTATTTGGGCTAGTGGTAAAAATGAAAAAGAAATAAATAATTTAATAGGAAAGTCTGATTATTTATTTATTATAAGTGGATCTCCAGAAAAAAGTAAATTATTTAATAAAAGCATTATAGATATTGTAGCTAAAAGAGCTGGTGATTTTAATAAATTTAAAAAAGATATATTAGAATCTTCTAAAATAAAATCTATAAACGATATATTATCTTCTGTCAAGTCCTGGGAAGAACTTAAGAACTCTGTAAAAAGAAAAGAATTTTTATTATCTGTACAAGATCAAAAAGATAAAAATACTCCACTTAGAAAAACATTAGATAAATATAATTCTATAGTAGATCTGAATGAAATTAGAGACGGATTTTATTCTGATAATAATTTTGGTCTTAATGATATTATGCTTGTTTTAAAACCAAGTGGTTTTGGAGGTAAATCAGATCACTCTACATACGAAAATAATATTTTAGGAGAAGTTGTAGGTGTTCCAGACATCAAGGTAAATGCTTTTGATATAATGCCTTCTGAAGTTAAGAATAAATATAAAGAAGACTTAGGTAAGTCAATGCAACAACAAGTGGTTGCTCCTTATGGTATTGGTGTTAAACAAATAGAACGTTTCCAAGAATCTGAGGATTACTCAGATATGAAGGATATTGTTAAGGATATGATCGATGAAGGAATGTCTGTATCGGAGATTAAAAAAACTATAAGCAGTGAATTAGGTGCTGATCAGGTTTCATTAGCTGAGAGAGCCTATAATGAGCTTACAGAAGAGGTAATCACTAAGGAACCAACTGGAGCTACTGAGGCATTTAGAGATAAGGTAAAAGACATTCCAGAATCTGGAAAGGTAAGCAAGTACTTGAGTGGTGAAACAATTGAAAGAGTAGAAGGAGAAGCTCCTCGAAACATTCAGGAGATAGATGTTATGCCTCTTGTAGAGGCTGGAATGCATGGTAAAGAGACTGTGGCCATGGCCAAAGAGGTTTATGGAGACAAGTATATCGAGAAGACACTTGAGTTTCTTGATACAGCAAATTTAAAGGCTCACGAGAAGGCTCTTTTATATGTGTCTTTAGAGAACGAAATGTTTGACTTGGTTAATTCTGAACCAAACAATGTTGGTTTAAAAAAACTACAGGATTTGGTTAGAGCTAAGTCTCAACAATTCTTAAGAGAGTCTTCACTTGCTATCAACATGGGTAGACTAAGAGCTATTATGAAGGACGGATTTAATTACGAGTCTATTACAGATGGATTTTTGTCTACTGATCAATTAATAGGTAAGAAGGAAGTTGAGAAAGCTATTCAGTCTGATGCCAATGCAATACAGAAGGAATATGAAGGAATGGTTAGCGAATCAGACTTAGAACAACTTATATTAAGTGGTGTAGAGAAACAGATAAACGAGATATATAAGAAACTTCCTACAGCAAGAAAAGTAAAAGCTGACAAAGCTATAGCTGCATTAGAAAGAATACAGAAAAAACTTAAGGGCAAGGCTTACGATGCCACCATAGGACTTCCTATAGCCTTAATTGATTCTGGCATAACGGTTATCAAGAACTCTATAAAGGCTGGTGTAAATATAGCCGATGCTATTGAACTTGGTATAAACCATATCAAGGAGAAGTACGGTAAGGACTGGGCTAATGAAGGTATGTTTAGAGACGATATGACTCAAGGATTTAAGTCTGAAGGCGTATCTGAAAAAGAAATAAAGGCCAAGGAATTATCCGATAAAGATATAGTAAATCAGGCACTTATCGAGGCTGGATTTGGTAAGGAAATTACCGTTAAGAAAGAAAAGCGTAAGGTACTTGACTGGAAGAAACTTGCTGGTGAAGAGGGAAGTGTAGATAAGTTAAGAGAAAATGTAGAGAAAATAATTGGAAAGGAAGCTGCTAAAGAGTTAGAGAACGAGTATAATAACTTGCGTGCTAGTATTATTGAGAAGTCTTTAAACGAGTTAGAAAGAAGAAATATTCCAAGAAAGAAGGTAAACTTAAAGACAAGTGCTAAAAAACTTGCTGAAATCTACAATTATGGTTTATTCGAGAAAGAATCTGACACTTATGATAAATTAATGAATACTGTTCTTGGTATGAATGACTTAGATCAGAAGAGTTTTAATGAGGCAAAGAAATTAGCTAAAAGTTTATCTGAACTATTCTCTCAAAAAGATAGCGAAGGAAATCAATTAAACCAAACATATTTAAAACAGGCAGAGAGAGTTATAAATAAACAAATAGAAAGACTATTGAGCAGTGTTGCTTGGTCAGAATCTAATGGAGCCTATAAAGCTATGACTATAGCTAAGGAGTTTGTAGGGCTTTCACAAAGGAATGCATTAGTATCTGTTGCTCAGGCAGTTGAGAATACAACTTCTGGATACATATCTAGAGCATTCAAAAAGATTGGATTTATGTTTGATAATGTAGATACAAAAGCATTAAAGGCTTCAAGAAATAAATTAGCTCAAATGACGTTTAAGGATATCACATTAGGTGGTGGACTTGAGTTTGGTGATGTTACGTCTCCATTTATTACTAAGAGTAAGACGATGGACTTAATTATAAATGCTAGTGATAGCAGATTATACCACGCGCTAACATCAACTGCTCTTGGAAAACCATTCTTGGAATCTGCCGATAGTATGCATAAGGCTGCACTTGCTCAAGGATTTTTTCATTATAACTTGATAAAGATACTAAGAAAGAAGGGGTACTCTAAAACAGAGGCGAAGAATTATGTATCAGAACAACTAACTGGTCAGTCATTTGAGGATGCTTTAGTTACTTCAAAAGAAATTATTGATAAGATAAATCAAAATGCTGGTAAAAAAGTAATACCAGATTCTAAAGAGAGTGTCTATAGATTTGCAAATGATTTAGTTAACGAGGCTTTAGTTAAAGGAAATAAGATAACTATAGATGAACTTGAGGCTTCTTTAAAGTCTGCTGAAACAGTAGCTGGATTTGAGTTAGGTCATGAGCCAAATAATATTATATCTAAACCATTAAACTTATTTAACTCTTGGGTTCAAACTAGAACAGATAAGGCTATTAAGGATAAGAAATGGAATGATGCTGCTGCATTAACTGCTGCGTCTATCGTAACTACAAATATACTTAACCCGTATGTAGGAGGTGGTACTAACTGGACACTACTTGCTGCTCAGAAGGCAGGTATTCCAACCCTAAGTACAATATACTGGAATATTAAAGCAAGAGGAAGTAAGTTAGACTTGAGTACAGAGGAAGGTATGAAGAATCTTGAAAAAGATTTGAAGTACCAGTTATTAGCTAAAAATGCCAATACAAGAATGTTTATTGGAGCCGCTGTAACATTAGCTGCATTTGCACTAGCTAAATCTACTGGAGCAGATGATGACTTGTACGAGTGGTTAAAGAATAACCCATGGGCTAATAAGTATATGAAGAAGATAAATCCTCCAGCTGTACAGTTTATGTTAGCTCAAAAGGATAAAAAACTTGGAGAGTTCTTAGGTCAACAGATGAATATTAAGGTAGATGCATTTGATGAAGGTAAAAAACTTCAACAAGCAATGAAGAATGCTGCATCTGGAAAGACTCAAAAGGCACTTGGTGGAGCTGGTCAATTAGCTGGAAGTAGATTATCTACCCCTATTATACCTTGGAGAGTAGTTAGAGATGTTCGTGATATTTACAGAGGACTTAATGGTCTACCAGCCGTAAAACATGAGTATAAGGCTAGTGGATTTGCTAGTGGATACTTCCAAGGAGGAATGATAGAGCAGTTAGGACTTAGACCTGAAGATGTTAAAGATGTCTCTGGAGGGAGAGAATCCTCTGGAAGCAGAAGCGCAAGCGGAAGCAGACAATCATCTGGAACTAGAACTCAAAGTGGAAATAGATAATAAAAGCCTCCTAATTGGAGGCTTTATTTTTTAATCTATTAGATCATCAATGTCGACATTAAACTCCTCAAACAGCTCGTTTATGTGCTCAAATATGACGTGGAAATCATCCTCTCCAGACTCATCAGCCTTTCGGCTACAAGCCTTATAGGAGTTATGCTTTAACTCCCATAATAGCATTGCCATATCCTTTGATTTAATGCATCTCTTAAAGTCTTGATTCTCTTCAAAATCAGTTAAGTTCCAGGTGATTACTGCTTTACTCATAGCTCTTTGTGTTTTGGTAATATTATCTCATTTTTACAATCATCACATTGTTGATGACATTTCTGTGCAAAGTTTAGTTTATCTATACCTTCACAATAAAAAGCATTCTCTAATTCTCCTAATACTAATTTTAGTGCAGCTATACCTCCTTCTTTTGATATTCTTGAAACAGGTAAGTTTCTTATAATATCTATAGCATCTGACACTTTAGTGTGTAAAGAAAGGTCTTTTATTATATGAAAGTTATTTAACTCTAACCATCTTAAGAAATCAATAGCTGTCCAATTTTCTGCTGTTAATTCTCCTTCTTCTGGATCAAATTGTTTTATAAATGCTGGTAAATAATTATGCATGTTATTTATATTTTAAATTTAAAAGTATTTCTCTTGCCAACTCTAATGATTGTAAAACTAATTTATCAGGTTCTGTACCTCTTTGAAAACGTTTCTCTTGTTCTCTAATACATTCTATAGCTAAGTTTTGAAACTTTTTAGCTCCTGAAATATAATCCCAACATTCCCACCAACTTTTATGTAGGTTATGTATAGGTTCAATTTCTTTCCTATTGCATTTTTGTTCTACCTCACTAATTGCTTCAAGTAAATTATCATATCCAATTACTGTCCAAGATTTATCTCCTATTGACTTTACAAGTATTTCTTCTATTTTTTCATCTTTTGTGATAAAATGAAGTACTGTATCATTATCTTTACATTTATGTATCATAATATTTAAAGTTTGTTAAAAAAGTTAAGAATTTCCAAGCGTAACATTTCAAAATCAATAGAAAACTGGCAAAAGCCTAAACCTATTAAAAAATAGTATTCAGAATAATCTTTTTTTGTCAAGTTAAAAACTAAAGAAATATAAATTCCTTTTTTTAGTGGATTCCATATACTGAAATCAAAAACAGGTGGTTTTTTCATTTTTTATTTATTTAAAGTTGATACATTAACTATATTCACTTCTTTCATAGCGTGGTGTATTTATTGTTTACTATATGAACGTGCTGTGCTTTACCGTTTGGATATATAACAACGTTGGTATTCATCCACGAGCTAAGCCCTTTATTGTACCCAACTCGTAAATGAGTTAGCGTGCCTACTGACAAGTGCCCATCAAGACGTACTGGTGAGTGAGTGTGACCTGTAATGGTCTTGGTATTCATCTGAGCAAACTGAATGGCGCTTCCTCTGCTTCCGTTTGCGCCAATATGTCCGTGAACTCCAAGCTCCCAGTCTAACACCCTAAGGCTATCATCAATACCTAAACAGAATGCATTGGTAACTCCTACATTATTTAGGTAAAGTGGAATAACTCCCTTTCCAGTTTCGTCCATTGCTAACATTGTAGCTAGCTGAAGGTATGCCATCTTATTACCAGTCTTTCTCCAGTCAACATCGTTTAACCACCTGTCAAGGAACTCGTCATGATTACTTCTAACTACTCCGAAATTATACTGTGAGTGAGAATCAAAGAACTCTGCTAGATCAGAAAGTTCGTTAAACAGATCATCTGTACCGTCCTCCTCACGCTTAAGTAGTTGGAATGGCTGGTTTCTTTCGTGATGGCTAATACTGTGGCCATTGAACGCATCGTGTAATATAATCTGATTACATTTTAACTTGTCTGCCATCTCAAATGATACCTTAAGCGCATCATCATTTGTCTCTCCAAGGTGTAGATCTCCAAACACTATAACCGTTGGTTCATCATGCTTAGAAACAATACCTCCGAACACACAGTACTCAAGGTCGTAGAACGTACCGTCCTCATCAGCAGTAACCTGTCTGATATGGAAGTCATCTCCATCAAGTTCTACAATCACAAATCCATACGTGTGGTGAAACTCACCCTTCTTACCTACCTTAGTATCTGTATAGTTCTCAACAGAAACAGAGCCAGTGGTAAGCAATAACTTGTGAGGGTACCCGTCAAGAACTGGCAATGACTTCAGGTGCATTCTAGGGTGTCCAACAATACACGATTCAAGCCCTGTAAGCCCATTTATTCCAGATAACGGAGTAGATGCTGTAGGTTGAATTTTAAGGTCTGACAGTATGCATAAGTGCTTATGTATCTTATGTCTGTTTGCATCTAGATACTGTATAACTCTTGGATGCCATGAGTTCTGAACCTCCTTATCCTTCAACGACTTGCTCGCAGATAACGATATTGGATTTCTATAACGACCTGCGATGATGTGTATTGATGCGTTTATATGAGTGGCATAGGCCTCCATATTCTCTAGCAATCTGTTATTTATATCTGTTTCAGACTGACACCACGATATAATAAATCGCTGCTTAGAGTTATCGAATACCTTCTTCTTAGCCTCCTTGAACACATCTGTTTCTTCAACCTCTGAGTTATTAGACAAATTGTTCTTCTCTAGCCATTTTGAAGCCGTTCTTCTAACTCCGTCATTATACATAACATTGTGTAGCGCACAAGCCATTTCACATGATTGAGTGATGCTACTTCCATTTAAGAAAAACTCTAATAATGAATCTTTAAATTCCTGGGTATACTTTTTCATACTTCTTTTTTATTATGTTACGGTAAACATTATTTACTGATTCTTTATTCCCGCCTCTGCGGTATAAATACTGCATAACTATTACTATTCTCTGTAGTGGTGATAATTTATGTTCTTTCATATGTCTTTAATTTTTCGATATAGAGACTTGCGTCAAATAATTCTTCTTGAAGGTGTTGTAACCATTCTAAACGACTCAAATCTGTTCTGTCTAGTGTTGTGTTATATTTATTAATTCCTGCCTTAGAACGCTGTTTAAATTGTTCTATAACTGATTCTACTATAGAGTCTTTAGCTACTATCTCATGACCGTTTACAATGATGTCATTGGTGGTTGTTCTTGTGTATTTCATAATAGTATTGTTGCTTTTCGTGTTTCACATCCCATCTTGTGTATTCCTCCTGCAAGGTGACACTTAGGACATTTCTCTGTTATTATTTTATATCCTGTGTCTATTCTCTTGAAGTCTTTAGCCTTATATCCTTTAAATCCAAACGAGTCTAGTGGCATATCTCGTGAGATATATGGACCTCCAGATGGATCCACCATATCAATCTCATTTTTCAAAGAGTCAACCATTGATACATATTTAAAGCCTAAAACATATTCTTTTTTAATATCGTCGTACTTATGAACAGCGGTTTTAAATTCCTCTAAAGTTAATAAGTCACCTATATCTTTACAATAAGCCTCGTAGGATCTCGTGTAATCATTTGGCATACCAAACCTACACCACTCAAAACTTCCTTCCCAAAGGATGTCGTGGTTCTCATCTTTGGTGAAGGTGTACTCATCTCCGTATCTATTTTTCATGTAGTAAATGTTTTTTAGTTAGTAAATCTGTTTCATACGTGCTCTGAACACAACAATCAGAAGGACAAACGCTTGCACATTGTGGTTTTCCATAGAACCCAACACACTCCGTACACTTCTCCTCAACGATGTAGAACACATCGCTAGAACGTGGCTTTTGTGGCGCGTTATCCGTCAAACTCGTGCCGTCGCTCCATCTCCAGTCCACGTCAGGTTCATATATCGCATTGTTTGGACATACTGGTTCGCATAGCCCACAATTAATACAGTCATCTGTTATCTTTATTGACATTACAACTCCTCCTTATTTGATTGTTGGACGTCCTTTAAAATAGCAATAAGAGTCGTGATGCTCTTGTTTAACGCTATTGTATCATTATCACATAGACTCTCGTAGATTTCATCTGTTAAGTCATTGATATTCTTCATCGTGCTGTTAATATATTCCATATCTTTTTTTTATCAAATTTATAAACAAAAATGTTTAGTTACATATAAAGTTATTAACAATTCATTCTGACTATCACACTCAGTCTATCATATACAGCCTCTTCCTTATCAAATGGTATCTTATCCATAAGATCGTATAATCTATTGCTAGATAACCTCTTGGTTAGCTCGTCTATCTTAAGATTAAGCATTATATTCTCATACCTTAAGCTATTGAAATCCGTCTCGTCTATTTTATCTATGGCATACAGTATATTCTTGTACCTATCGGAAAGCTTTCTATCATACTTCATCCAGTCATCTACACTATTTAAGCTGTGTATTATTGTGGAATGGTCCTTATTCACTGTATCTCCAATAGCCTGTAGTGTCATATTTGATACGTCCCTTAGTAGCTTATAATACATCGCGCGCGCCTCAACAAAGTTTCTTTTTCTGGAAACTATCTCTACATTAACTCCAGTCTCTAGCTCTATTATTTTCTTAAATTTCTCTATCATTTGGATATATTTTTCCTTTGGTTGCGTGGAGGCAGAACGCCTCAAATCCTTGTTTTATTAACTCGTCTATTCGGTACTCCTGAAGTGGCTTTAGGGTATCGTTTCCTTCCTTACACTCTATAAATAGAGTCTTACCATCTTTGAAGCAGAACAGGTCTGGATAGCCACTAACACTAAGCTTTATAGTGTTGATAACTATCCATCCGTTTGCCTCATAGTGCTTCTTAGTCTTGGTCTGAAACTTACTTGCCATTAGTTATATTCTATATAATCCTCATCATTAAAAACTCTAAATGCTAATTCAAATAATTGAATAAACTTTTCTTTTCCATTAGAAAGATCAATACAATACATTAATTTATATTTTGATCCGTCTTCAGCTTCGCTTTCTTCTGTTTCTATTATATGATATTTTTCAACCTTCTTTAAATTATATATTGCTATATCATCTATTTTATTTTCATTAAATATTACAAATAAATTTATTTCTTTTCTCTCGCTTAATACTCCATTTTTGCTAATTATATAACTTTTATAATTTTTTATAAATGAATCTTGAGAGTGTGCTGCTATCGATATTAATATTATAGATAATGTAAAAATTGTTTTTTTCATAATTCTTCTTTTAATCTTCTAATAAATGATTCTTCTCCATCATCTCCAGATAAGAGCCAATCGATTCTTTGCATATAGATTTGAGCTTTTCTAATAACTTCAGCTCCTATTTTAAACTCATCAATCACCTCTGGAGGATATTCGTAGTGGTACTTATCTTCAGGGTATTTTTTATACCATTCATCATCACGCCAACTATTTTCTTTTAGCTCTTCTTCGGTTTTAGGCTGACCATTTTTCTCAATAAGTTTATCTATGTCCTCTGCTATATCAGTAAATCTATACTGTATATACTCCCAATGTCCTCCACTCATAATTTCTCTATTTCTTGTTTAACTTCTAAATAAAATTTATCGATAGCCCAATTTCCTTCATCGCAATTAGATAAACCTAAATTTAAATCTAATATCTCATCAACTGCTATTAATGCACATTGTTTGGCTTTATCATAAAGTATTCTTTTAAATGATAAAGAACCATTGTCATAAAGAGATTCTAACATTTTATCAACTAACTCTTTTGCTTTTTCTTTTGGTGTCATAATTTTCTTTTTTCTAACCAGTTTAATAAAAATCCAATGAATACTATAATATTCATGCCTAACGAAGCGATTATCTCTATAACATCTTCATATAATGTAGTCATAAGATGTATATGTCCTATAGTCCAGAATGGTATCGCTAAGTTCTGACTAATCCAAATTATAGTGAATCTAAGGAATCTTACCATAATCTTCTTTGAAATGTGATAATGTATAAGACTTCTTATTCATTACCGATTTATAAATCTTTCTCTCTATTCCCTTCGCACTGAATATCCAGTAGATCTTGTTAAATTTACGATCCATAGTGGTCATTCTATCGCGACCTTGCCAGTAACTCGTGGCGCTGAAATCTATGTTATAGAATACCAGAAACTCTGCATTCTGTAAACTTATACCCTCACGTCCAGATATGATCTGTAAGGCTATTGACTTGTCTGTTGAGTTGAACTCGTCTAAGTCTGTAGTCAAGTTCTCGACTCCAAATACTTGACGCAATGCCTCAAGTTCAGCGATAAACTTGTAGAATATCCCAATCTTAACTCCCTTGAAACGATCACGTATAAACTCTGCCTTACTATAATCAATAACCATAGCGTTACCAGACTCAAACTTAACGGTTCCACTGTACATCTGGTGCAACTTCTGTTGAAGCTTTACCGAAGTGTCTGCCAGTATAACCTCGTCCTTACCCTGTATGATCAGATCCTTTATCAGTCTATCACACATGCTATAGGTCGATGGCTTCATATCTACATACAAGCACTCCTCCTCGATAACAGACTCAAATCCTGCCTGTTCCTGCGTGTATGTTATAACGTATGGATTAGTGATTGGCTCTATCTTATCTATGTATGCATTCTTATAACATGCTGCTGGACCGTGACTTGTGTACTTAACCTCTGGAATTACGAACTCCTTAGCCCATGCGTAGAAGTTTCTGTACTTAGCAAATGGAGAGTATGCTGAAACCCAGTACTGGTGGTATATCTGACTGTACCCTTCTGGAGTTGGCGTACCTGATAAGAATATCATAGGCAGGTGTCCGAACATTTTCTTGAACGTCTTTGTGGCCTTTCCTGGCTTCGGTACGGCTCCAAACCTGTGGTGCTCGTCATGTATTACCAAGTCATAATCTCCGTTAAGTTTATGCATTGACTCGTCATTCATCACCTCTATTGAGAAGTATTTAGCATAGCCAAACTCATCATAATCAGACTTAATGGAGTTCATTGCGATCTTCTTAGTAAGAAATAATACTTTATTAGCTCCGTATAGTCTAGCTATTTCCATTGAGGTTGCTGTCTTACCAGTCCTAACGCTCATACACAGGTAAACAATCTTCTTGTCCTTAAGAATATTTACTCCGTTACTAGCGTTCTCTACTTGGTAATCCCTTAAGACCTTCATAGCAACTCCTTTTTACCTATTTCGTACTTGATAGGTTCTTCGATTATTTTTAGAAGTATCAGTAGCTGACTCGCCTCACTATAATCAATTTCTTTCTTAAATTCTTGAATAGATAGTCCGTTTCCGTGGTCTTCTATCTGTAGTGCTATCTCGCCTCTAGTGTGGCTTGTCCAACTGCTTGAGTTGCTGTAGTATAGCGTGTGCATTCCATCTACCTCTTGGTAGTCGTAATCGTACTGATCATCAACGAATATTTGCTTCATCTCTTAAATATTTATATACCTTGTTTAATTCCTTAGCTGCTAAATCCTGAGACTTATACAGTACACTTCCCTTACGCTCTAGCGTGTTTACCTTAACTCCATTTGTGTAATAGAAGTCCTTACCTTCAGAGGTTATGCCGCCCTTACGAACGCATATCCTTGCAAAAGAATGCTCAGGTATTATATATACCTGAAAGTCATTCTCTATACACCAGTTAAAGTCTGTCATTTTTAAATTGTTCAAATATTAACCTCCTTGCTTCTGCATCAGATAATGTTCCTCTTAATTTTTGTAGAAATTCTGATTTACCTATTTGTTCTTGTTGCCATTTAGCACCTTCAATAAAATCTTCTCTTCTTTTTGTAACATCTTCTACCCAATCTTCATCATACTTAAACCTATCGTATATTGGATATAATCTTTCAGCAACTTCTTCAAGTGTTTCAGGTCCGCAATCACAACGTGTAGTGTGACCGCAATAACATTTAGTTTCCATATCTTAAAATTTAAATTCGTCTTCTTCTTCTTTTTCGCCCTTGAATTTGATCCATCTACCAGTGTTGTTACGCCCCTCTGTTGGCATAACTCCTGTGACAAACAACCCATAGGATATCAACCACTTGTAAAATATAGTCCGTGATATAGTCATCTTAGCCTTTGGTGCAAAGTCTGGATTGTCTTGGATAAAGTCAAGGTACAGGTCCTGTTTGTACAAAATCTCTCCCAATGCAATCGTAGGCTTATCATCCATCAGTCCAACCCACTCAATAAACTCGTGGCACGTGTCTGCTGATAACTTACGAATCTTAAGATTAACAAACTCACTCTTAACTAAACCTGTAGTCAGATACGCCTGTAAACTCTTGATCATATAATTATCAAACTTACACCACTCACCATTATCCCACTCAGTGAACAGCAACCTACCGAACTCTACCAGTGGCGTGAACTCCTTGGTGTAGAACTGCTTAAACTCAAGCTCCCACTTACGTCTCTCGAATGAGTTACCCTTACCCTTTATAGCATAGTTGGTCGTGATAATAATCTTAGGAGACTTCGCAAACGGGATATGCATCGCGTCCTTGTTCTTTCTCTCTAAGGTTATACCCTCTGTGATCACACTGAACAGCCTCTCAAAGTTGAAGTGCTTCTTAACGTCATCAAACGCAAGTACTTGAGTATCAACAGATACTGTCTGATATGGAAACGAACTGTCGAAGTTCACACTCTTACCGTCAATGAACGCCAGCTTCTTCATCTGAGATATCGCGTTGGTGAATAACCCCTTACCTGTCCCACCCTCTGGGTTGTCTGTGATCACCTCGTCATTTAGAATGACCGCAGGACAATAAGATAAATTCTTATATCCATGCATAAGGAATCCAATCGTGCTCTCAAGAGAGTCAATGCGAGTCTGTTCATCGTTTGATACGTTTGCTATAAATGTCTTGAAGTCACAGTCTGTGATCTCACAAATGTTAAAATCTCTATCGATAACCTGATCGGCCCAGATATAACCTCCAAGGTCGATATAGTCAATAATATCGATGTTGTCCTTGTCTATCCTTACCGCGCAGTTCTTGTAATAAAGGTATGCGTTGTCCTTGTCGTCCTCCATGAAATACACATCAACTGACGATAGCAGTGATAGGAAGTCCTCCTTGAAGAACCTAGTCTTATCAGCAAAATAATTATATACTGATAGATCATCTACAGTCTGTAGGTGGTTCAGAACAAAGTCCTTGATCTCGTCCTCTGACGTGTGGTCGATGAGGTTGTTCGTTACCTTTACAAAGATATAACTCTTGCCACCGTTTGGCATGTACTTGAAGAATCCATTATCCTCCAAGAACTCTCTGAATAGATAATGAATGATGCTTATAGCACCCTTGTCCGACTTGCTCCAGTACTTCTGGCTCGCCTCGTCTCTATCTATCGTGTCTATCACATCGTCAATTGCATTCTCCGATATGTTCAGTCCCATAAGATCAGACTTGATCTCTTTCTTAGACACTCCGCGTTTAATCTTCTGACGAACTTGCGTTAACTTATCATCGTCTTCATAAAACTTTGTGCCGAACTTGTGCGTCTGCCTGTAGGCCGACTCTATGATCGTCTTGATCTCTTGCATCGGAAAATCCTGACTGTCGAACTGCCCCATCACATACTCTGCAAGCGACTTGCTAACTCCGTAGTCATTGAATGCTGAGGCCAGTATGAATACGTTGTTATTACGCTCACCGTCAACCAGACCATACTTCCTAGTCCACCACTTCATAAGGATCTCGATGATCTTGTTCTCGTTGGTGATTGGAATGGTTGGTTTAGACGTTACCTTGTCCATCTCCACATACTCGTGCTCTGACAGTGTGTTCCATAACTCACTCGATGTGTTCACGTATATCTCTGGATCATACGACTCGTAGCATACGCGCGATATGTTCTTTGAAGTCTTATCAAAGTACTTAGAGTTGAAATGTTTCTCAAGCGAGTTGAAATAGTTCTTATGGTTATCAATATCTCTTGGTATCTTAACTATCACCTTCAGTCCGTTCCCTGATGGGGAAACAAATACTGAGTAGGTGTACTTGTTCTTTGAAATTACAGCCTTATCAGCCTTCATTTCTTTCTCTGTAGCATAACCATCAAAGTCTAGGCAAATGAACCCAGAGTGCTCTAAAATAGCCTTATCCTCGCGCTTTGTAAACTTACCTGAGAAACATACCGCGGGTAGTTGTTGCTTAAGTATATTTCTTGTAGACTTGTCAGTCTCCTTTCTGATACCCTCAACGATTTCCTTAGAGGATCCGTTGCGTATCCTGTCAAGCATCACACCAATCGTCTTGAAGAATGGTGTTGATGTTGACTTGATATCTTTAAATATTGTAACGTCCATAATTATTTTATTTTATTTGATTTAATTCTATTATCTATTGCCCACAATGGCTGTAAGTTTGTGTAATGGTTTAATTTGATTAAATGATCTTCATCTATTGCTCTTGACACTGGGTATATGTGGTCAATATGCCATTCTCCATAATTAGTCCAATTCATACCGTCTGTAAACTTATTTTCTAAGTGTTTTTTTAGTTCTTCATAAGAGCACCCAAGTATTTCATTTGTTTTAGATTTTTTAGTATAACCTTGTTTTTTTATAACCTTATAAATCACAGTTCGTATATTGCTCATTAACTTAAATAAAGGATTGTTTAATTTTCTATGTTTTTGGTATTTATTTTTAACATTCCTATTATTAACTTGATATTTCTTATTATATTCTTTTATTTTTTCTTTATTATTAGATTGATATATTTTTTGGTTTTTTATTATACGTTCTTTATTATCTATATAATATTGTTTATTAATTTCTTTATTTTCTATATTGTATTTTTTATTATACTCTTTTACACATTTTTTACACATAGACTTTAATCCATTTTTTCCATTTTTAGCCTTGCCAAATCCACTAAATTCTTTCTCAATATTACACTTTGTACATATCTTCATGTTATTTAAAATAAAATACCCCATGAATTGGAAGTAGAGTTCCGCATCATAGGGTTTTAAAAAGTCTTTAATGTAATAAGTTCTCTACCAAATATTACGTTACAAAGATACGACTTTATTTCCATAATGTTTCTACTGTATTAATTCTTCTATTTAAACTACTTCCAAGTTTTTCAATAGCATATCTTGTTATTTTTTCGTTACAAACTATTATTATTTTTGGAGTTATATAAAACATTGATTTGCAAGGTTTTTCTACTAATACATAATCATACGTACTAAAGATAATATTCTCTAACGTATCTATACTATCAACTTCGTCAAATATTATTACTTCAGTATCTTCTTCACTCATAATAAATGGAAACCTACCTTTATGTGATGGTTTAACTCTAATTGTATTGTGAAGTCTACAAGCCATCGCTTCTGCTATTCTTGACTTTCCGCTTCCTCTCTTGCCTATTATCACTGTTGTTTTCTTCATTTTAATTTATTTTTCCATTGCTGGTAGATCCAAGTGTTTACCCATATAAATAGGACAAAGAATCCTCCTACTAAAAATGCTGCTATATTTTCCATAATGTGTTAAAAAAGCCCCTTGTTACGGGAGGCTTGGTTAGTTTTAGAAAGGCAAATCTACTTGCTCTTCCTGTACCTGAGGTGCTTGTTGTTGTAACGGCTGTACTCCTTCAGATAGTTTTTTAATTTTCCATCCTTTAATTGAATTGAAGTACTTGTCAACACCTTCTGCATTAGTCCATTTTCTACCTCCGATATTGATTGAAACTTCTACAACATCACCAACTTTGTACGGATCGATTAGGTCTGATTTGTCACCACCAAACTCAATTAAGATACTTTGTGGATATTTTTCATCCGTGGTTATTACTAATTCACTTTTTTTGAATTTTTCATTTCCTACATTCAAGCTAATTACTTCAATTTTCCCTGTTAATTCCATTTTTATTTTATTTAATTTCCTACCTTGTTATCCAGCTGTCGGTTATTCTGGTTTGCAAATATAATGTAAATAATTACATTTATTGTATTTTATTTCCTTTTTTAATGTTATCTTCCGCCCACAATGGTTGGAAGTTTGTGTAATGGTTTAGTTTTATTAAATGTTGTTCGTCTATTGCTCTTGATACTGGATATATATGGTCTAGGTGCCATTGTCCTGCGTTTTCCCAAGTCATTCCATCGGTAAATTGATTTTCTAAGTGGGTTTTGAAGTCTTCAAATGAGCAACCCAATATTTCATAAGTTCTTGATTTTTTAGAATATCCGTTACCTTTTATCGATACATTAATTAATGTCCGTATACTACAAGTCAACTTAAATAAAGGATCTATTTGTTTTCTATTTTTATTATATATTCTTCTTTTTTTGTTTACCTTATCTCTATTATTTATAATATAATTTTTTTGTCGTTGTTTTATTGATTTATTATTATCTGTTTTATATTTATTAATAACGTCTATATTATTTATCCTATATTCTTTTTTGTATTCAGTTAAATATTCTAAATTATCTATGTAATACTCTTTTAAGTATATTTTTATTTTATCATTGTTTTCTGATCTGTATTGTTTATTACATAATTTACAGCAGTTATTTATATTATCTTTAGTTGACTTATCTTTACTAAAATTACTAATTTCTCTTGTAACCTTACATTTTCTACACTTTTTCATAAATAAAAACCCACAAATCAAAAGGTCGTAGTCTTTATCATTGTGGGAATTTGTATAATTTTTAGTTGCAGCTACGACTCTACATTGCAAAGATACAACATAAAATCAATATATTTTTAAGCTACAATTCTTCGCTTATGAAGTAATTATTTATATCTTCTGTTGGATTGTTTCCAAAAAATTTATTATAAATTCCTATTGCTTCTAATACCTTAGCTCTTCCATTCATTATAAATTCTTCAGAGCATTCAAAAATACCTAAATCTAAAGTAGTTTTGTCTATCACGTAAAAAACTAATGGCTTTCCAAATAAATGCTGATATATAAACGCTTGAGAATCATATCCATATTTTTTAGCACTCCATTTAAAATCTTTAATACTTGATGTTGTTTTAATATCAATTAAAAAATCATTTGTTATAATATCGCATTTACCTTTGAATTGATAACCAAATAACTCCTTTACTGATGGTTCTTCATATATATTTCCTTCTGAATAAATATCCTCATAAAATTTAAAATTAGATTTAATGGTTTTAATCATTTCATTTAGATTATCTACTTCGTTTTTAAGAAGCAGTAATGTACCATTTGAAGCGTCTTTATAAATATTTGTATTTCTTGTACTTGCCTCAACTATTTCGAATTTGTTCAACTTCTCAGGCTCCAGAAGTGCCGTATGAAAGTAGCTACCCTGTAGCATTGGAACTGTTGGTTGTTGCTTTACTCCAAATAGCTTTGGATTACTTAATAACACGCCTACAGCACTATTTGATAAGAACTGGTCGCCATATGTTCCGTAATATTTAGAATCGTCTCTTAAATTATTTATTATTTCTTTCATTTTTATCCTAGTATTTTTCCAAGCTCTTTTTTAACGTCTGTTGATATAGTATATTTTGACTGCAGGTTTTTTACTATTGGAGCTAATCCTAAATGTTTATTAGCTTTTATGTATTCCAATACCTTGCTCCAATTTGCATCGTCAATTTTTAGCTCAATTACTCTCGGTATTTGTTGTGTTCCGATAACCCTTAAAATAGATAATCCAAGTTCATTTCCAATTCTTCCTTTATTAGCTATAACTCCGATTTCTACTTTAATATTCTTCCAATTATCAGTATTATTTGAATTTGTAGCTTTATGAAGTATTTTGCAATTTGACGCATTTAATATCATTTTTTTTACTTCCTCTCCATTTTCAAACTTTTTTTCAATAAATGTTGCTAATACTTTTTGTTCTGATTTTTGTAACTGCACAACTTTCTGTTCTACAGATTCTATCGTTAATATTGTTGGTTTATCTATATCCCAACTTGCCATAAATGGCGATGTAAATGAATTTCTCCAGTTTCCCATGATTTATTTAATTGATTTGATTATTGTTCTTACTTCTTCAATTCTTTTCAAGCAATCCTTAACGTCCTCTGATCCCTCTAACTTTAAGTCTAAATACTTGTTAAGTGCCTGAGGCAGAGACAAGAAGAACCACTGATCTCGGTGGACGAAGTCTACCATCTCTCCATTCTTCTCGCGTTGTCGTTGTTGTTGAAAGTTCAGGATCGTTCCTGAGTTGTCGATCTTAATGCTGTAGTTGTCGTCTAATTTCATATTGATTTTAATTTAATTACGTCTGTTATTTTATTCATTACTGTTGTTCTGTACTCCTTAAGCAAATTATAATGCTTTTGGTTGTTCCTTGAGGCCACCTCGTTACGTATCTTTACAGATAACATCTTTAGTGTGTCCTTGTAGTTCTCCATGCATACGTCGTATACACCATGCCTGAACCCGTTCTTAGCAAATACCTTGTACTGCTCTGGCGTTACCTCTCTATAGAAGTCACCGCCTTTACCCATGTTTAGAATCCTGATCTTTCCGTCCTTGTTTTCTACCTTAACCCCTCTGAAAATCAAAGATACGGAATCTTTTGTTGTTATCCTAACACTTAGGCCATCATTATACGCCTCTTCAAAAATTTGTTCTTTCATATTTTTTTATTTACATTGTCCTACTGAAACACTTTGTGTACTCCAACCACTTTCTCTTTGTATTTCAGAGCAATCGTTTATCGTTGTATACTTGTACATTTTAGCGACGCCACCATTTCCTGTAACTACATTCATAGTAAAAACTTCAACTACTCTATTACAATCACAATCCAATAAGGGAATTGGTATTTGTTCGTCCTGTGAGCAACTTAACATAGTTGCGAATAATATTAATGCTAATTTTTTCATAAATACATAATTAAGTTGTCGTCCTGTTGTTCTATCTCGTACTTCCCTGAGGTGATGTTGTTCACCGATAACGAGAACTTCCACGTATTGTGCAATTTACTCGCCTTTCTTATTCTCACCGTCGTGTCTAGTGTCGGGCGCTTGAATATAATCTTATCGTGCTTTACAATAGCTATAAATTCCTTCTCAAAGAATTTGTCCTTTGTACTAAAATCAAACTGAGTACCTAGAAATTTTCTGTCGTATAATGTCATCATTAGAATATTTTTTTAATGTCGCTACTATTCATCGATAGTAGCTTTGTTAGCGCGTTGTCTGTTATGTTGTTACTGTCTAAGATGCTGAATAGTATCTTTATCTTATTACTCGTTAGCCGTCTTCCGTTTGAGTAATTTCTTACCCTTACTAGTTTGTCCATGAACTCGTTACCGTGTTCCGTTGTTGTAATTGGATCGCCATAGGCGTTTATACTCCACTTTCCGTTAATAATTTGCATACCTTTATAAATTTACCGTTGTTATCTGTTAATGTTGTTAGTTGAAACTGCTTGTCTAGGTGCTCAAGAACACTGTCTATGTTTCCCATATTGAAAACCATTGCAAAGTTGTTTATGTCGATGTTTGGCTTTAGACTATTGTAGTACTCGTGGAACCATTCCAAACGGTACTGCCCACTATTGCGCATCTTTACATATTCTGTCTTCATATATCTTATTTTTTTGGTGATAACTTAGTTTATACCATGATTGTTGTAGTTCAATTGTTATGCTATCTGTCGCATATATTCTCTGTAGTTTATGATACGGAAGTTCCTGATACCAATAGTCCAATGCCTCTTCCATAAATGTCGTGTGGTCGTTAAATCTGCTCATCTGATAAAAAATCATAGTACTCATCGTACAAGTTATTGAATATATCCTGATACTTTTCTTTGTACCTCATGTCCCCGTTGTCGTCCGTTGTATACAACAACCACTCGTCGTTGTCTACCATAAGGAGCAAGTCCTTATGTGCTAGTTCGCTTGACTTTTCTATTATTTCCATATTCTTTTAAAGTTGTGGTTATACTTAAACGTTTTACCGTCCATTTTTACACTGTACCCGTAGTACTCTGAGTTTAACATAAACTCCCTACCCTTAGCGATATTCATTCTAAAGTACTGCTCTTCGTATATTACTGTGCACATAGCTCCCATGGTTTTATTTTGTTAATGTTTCTTCCGTTAATTCCCAACCTATCGCAAATAAATCTAGCCAACACCTTGTTTCCACGGGTGCCACTGTCTATCTCTCTAGTTCCAATCCTGAATATTACCTCTGACGGATCCATTGCTAGTACTCTGTTGCAAAACTTTGAGTCCTGACCTAAATAAAATCTGTTGTTTTTCTTTTCTGTGCTTACAATTAACGTCCACTCGTGGCCGAATCCGTAGCTACCTCTCGTTATTTCAATTTTTGCTTTCATTATCTTATAAAGTATTTGTTGTTAAATTTTTGTTTCTGTCCTGAGAAGTTTGGACTGTATACTAACATGTCAAACTCATCACTACTTAGCGCGATACACTGTTGCGTCATTACAGAGCATATCTTTTCAAAGTCAGCTATTACCTTAGAAGTTAAGGAATAGTCCGTTAGAAGTTCTAAAACTGCCGTTGGTTCGTCTACTCCGTTATATTCTCCGTTCTCTATTTTAAAACTCACTACCTTGTAGCCTTTGTGCTCCATGAAGTATTGATAAATATTATCTACCGCGTTGTTGTTTAATCCGATGTTTACTATCATTTTATTTAAAGTTTGAAGTTCTTAATATTACTTGGTGGTCGTTTTTTTCTACAAATATAAAGTTTGGGTTATTTGGGCTAATTGCCACTAGCGTAAACTTGTCTCCCTTTGTTAATTTTGTCGAACTTAAGGAGTGGTCGTATGCCACGAGCACGTCTTCCTTAAGTGTTAGTATGTCTCCTACTCTCATTTTGTGTTTAGGTTTTCGTTTGTTGCTACTCTGTTTATCTCGTCGTTAATGTACTCAATCATCGTTGGACTACTTAGCGCCCAATACAATATGTTTTGAGCCGTTTCTTCGTCGCACTCGAAGTTGTTTTGAACGTCGTTCACGTGCCAAAGGTTGTCTACGAAGTAGCCCTCGTTTCTTAGTGTAAATTTAGCGAACGCAACGTCGCTAACTATTGTAAATCTTTCGTCTGTCAACTGTTTTTTAAGCACCTCTAAATTATCAAAGTAATTTTCTTCGATGTCTTTTGATGTTATAGGTCTTATTTTTACCGTGTTATTTTCTAAAATGTCGTATGTATACATGATTATAGTGTTTTAAAGTTATTCCAATACTCATCAAAAGTATTGTAAATTAACGTATCGTTATTAAATATATCTTCATAAACTTTTCTTGCCGTATCTTCAAATATGTTTTTTAAGTCTAGTTTATCAGCGGTTCCTACTAATTGTTTCAACATTTGCTCTTGCATTCCTACCTTATTTAAAATGTATTGCATTGTTTCGCCATCTACATTCTTAAGCATTGCTATAATTTTATCTGTTTCCATAATCATAGTGTTTTATATAAAGTTTTTAATTGTTGAATTGTGCTAGAATAAGCCTCTATTTCGGCTTGTTTTTCTTTGGTTAGTCTCTTAATACCAATTTGGTCTTTTTGTCTTAATCTCGTTGTCTATAGCCTTGGCGACTGCCTGACGCATTGAAGACTGAAACGGGTAAACTTCCCATGTTCGGTTTATGTAGTTGCACTTGGCCTCTGAGATTAATTTGTCGTCGTTATATAGTCTACTCGTGTGACTGAATCCTGATCTGCTACTGTTGTAAGTGTTTTTAAATTCCATGTTGTTAAGAGTTATGTATTCCTACGATTTTATTAGTTATCTTATCATATAAAACACCACTTTCAGTATTCATTAAAGTATCTCTATCGTAATGAACTAAATGTTGTTTAGTAAGTATTTCTGTATTTTCTTTAAACGTTCCTTGGGTTATGTCCTTATGGTTGTCTACTAGTTCTCTGAGGCGTTCTAAACTGCCCGCCTCGATCGTGGCCTCGCCAACGTTGGCACGGTAGATAATTCTTTCCGTGCCCTTGTAAATTTGT